TGTACGTGGAGTAGGGCGGTACCAAATTTCTGGCTTTCGCAGTCGGACGGAACGCTAGAAGCATGGGCTCTTCACATATGTCAACTACTCGGGTCTGTGCTAATGTGGGATTGGCAATTGGTGCTGGCACTGGTGGGTCGATTGGCCGAATCACCGCTGCCCCTTCCTTGATGTTATTCTTTTGGGGGGACATACCAACCAAAGGCTCACGGATCAAGGCCAGTTCCATCCCCTTAGACATCCTCTGGTAAACGTTGACAAACACAGTGGAATCAGCCTCTTGAGAGGGGATCATCAGAGGGGAAAACACGGACATGGTCAACACGCCATTCGCGTACGGGACCGAAGTGCCGTAATCACCAGAAGTCTGATTCACAATTTGTGACATGCTAGTAACAGTTGGGAGGAAGGGAGTGTTCTGCCCCCAACCAATTTTCGCTACATGGGATGTTTTCTCACCAATGTCCATCACGACCATATAGTTCTTGTTGTACTCGCCGTTGGTTCTGGTGTACGGGTCCCACGTGAAGAGGAGTTTCCCCCGATGGTTGGCAGAGCAAACTACCTCGAAGCGGTATTCGCAAATTCCCCTCCACCAGGTAAATGGGAGAGAAACCCAACAAGAGGGTGTCACATGACTCTCCACATTTGGGGAAGCTCCCTCAGTGATTCCGTGGAAGGGCGAGCACCGGAACGAGGCGAGAGGTTGATCATGTGGGGTAGTTGAACTCCAAATGAACTGTCCGATGAAACTCTCCCGGTTTGCAAGGGATGAGAATGACAAATCTTGTCTTTCGGACCACATAGAGGCCGGGTCAGATGAGATGTCAGAACGGTCCTGAAGTGACAAATTGTGCCTGTCCTTCCCAGGGACAACGAATCCGGTTTCCATTCTAGTGTTCAGGGCTGATTCATTGACGACTTTCAAAAGGGGCATAGGGTGTGTTGTGGGCATGCACAATTCGAGATCCTCATAGTGTGCCATGATGGTGACAGTACAGGCTTGGTCTCCCCCATTTGCCATAGCTAGGGGAACGATCGTGCGTAGATACAACCTTCCCATCTGGGTCATTTCGTCAGAGAGAAGATCGACATAATCACGGTTGAAGATGAACGGAAGCAAC